TGCGGTCAGGTATTTCTACATTATAATCATGTAAATGGCCCATTTGCTAATAAAAACATGTTTGATGGAAGACCAAAGCTAGGTCTACCATCATTTGTAAAATAGTATTATAATGGAGTCATATGCTACAAAAAATAGGTTTTCAGCCAGGTATAAATAAACAAATCACTGACACGGGAGCAGAGGGTCAATGGACGGACTGTGATAATGTCAGGTTTCGTTACGGCATTCCAGAGAAAATAGGTGGTTGGAAACAATTAGGTGACGATGCTCTAACTGGTGCAGGCAGAGGTCTTCATCATTTTGTAAACAGTAAAGCTAGAAAGTATGCCATTATCGGTACAAACAGAATTTTATATGCATTCTCTGGTGGTGTGTATTATGATATACACCCTATTAAATCTACAAACACTTTAACAAACGCATTTACCACAACTAATGGATCACCAACCGTTACGATAACATTTAGTTCACCACATGGTATAGGTGAGCAGGACATAGTTTTATTAGACAATTTTTCTACAATAACAAATTCTAATTTTGCAGAAGCTGATTTTAAAGACAAAAAATTTATGGTTACTACTGTACCGACAAGCACAACCATAACAATTACAATGCCATCAAATGAGTCAGGATCTGGTGCAACAACATCTGGTGGTATTAGAGTTCAACACTATTATCCCGTAGGTCCAGCAGTTCAGGCAAAGGGTTTTGGTTGGTCTCTTGGAACTTGGGGCGGTGAGGTTGCGGGAGAACCAGCTACTACATTAACTAACGGTATTAATGATACTGTAACCACAGGAATTATATTAGGCGACGTATCACAGTTTCCAGATAGTGGTACTAATTTTATAAAGATTGATAATGAAGAAATATCTTACACAGGTATATCTGGTAATGAACTTACAGGTGTAACTAGAGAAGTAAGAGGTACAACAAAAGCTGCACATAGTGGTGGAGCAACTGTAACTAGCACAACAAACTTTGTAGCATGGGGTGAGGCAGCGTC